CCTCTTTGAATAGCAGCGACTGATTAATGTTGCTGAAATTTTTGAGCAGAGTCAGAGTGGAATCAGAAAGTTTCATATGGTTGGGGGTTTTCATTACAAAGGCCAGCAAAGTGATAGAGAAGAATGCAATAATGGATTGCTTTCAGAATGTCCTGTTTGGACTTACCGTTCTTCTTACCGAAACGTGAGAGGTATTTGATAGCATTAGATCGACAGAAAGGTTCTGCATCACCAATACCCTCAATCAAATCAAGAGTTTGAGTCTTAGATCCCTCAGAAGCATAATGGGAATGATAAGTTCCACCAAGATACTCACGAATCTCTTTGAGGATTACATCCTCATTATACTTCCAAAAACCGTTAGTGTTACTAGGAGCATCTGGAAGATCGGGAATATTCAGATCAAAGGAGATGCAATCTTCATCCTCGCCAAGATAGTTCATATAAACTTCCGCAGCAGCGAGTGGACCATTTTCATCATAGTTGTATTCAAAAATGTTTGTTGCAGTGTCAGTCATGGCATAATAAAAAGAAGAAGAGTTTATCATCAGGATTCTACATCAAACTGCACGTCAGTGTCAACCTTATCATAGAGATCCATGAAAGCTTGTTTGGTCTCATCGTCAAAACGATTCAGGCAAACTTGAATTGCCTTTGCTTTGTCGCCAAAGATCTTGTATGCCTGAATAATGTGAACCAGACGACGAGTAGAGATCACCTCATCAATACCACCATCATAGAAAGTCTTACGGATAATGTCTGCCCAATCAGCAAGACGCTGACAGAACTGTTGATCATCACACAGTTTATTCAGGATCTTAGTTTCAGTAGCAGCAGTAGGATACTCCTGCTCAAAGGTCACACAGAAACGTTCAAGGAATGCCTCATTCAGAACATTAGTTCCAATAAAACGACCATCATCAGATCCCTTACCCTTAGTATTGGCAGTGGCAATCACATTGAAACCAGCAGTTGGTTGAATGTACTTACCAATCTTTTTCAGAAAGACTCCCTTTCCTTCTAGGATCGATTGAAGGCAAAGAATCTTGTTGGAAGCCAAGTCAATCTCGTCAAGCAGTAGAATCGCACCGCGTTCCAGGGCTTCGATGACTGGACCATTGTGCCAAACGGTTTCACCACCGACAAGACGGAATCCACCAATAAGATCATCTTCATCAGTCTCAATCGTAATGTTTACACGAATCAGTTCTCGATTCAGTTGAGCACAAGCTTGCTCAACACCAAACGTTTTACCATTACCCGAAAGACCCGTAATGAACGTAGGATAAAAAAGGCGGGACTCAATAATTTTTTTAAGATCACCAAAGTTACCAAACTTGATGAAGGAATCATTTTTTTCTGGAATAAGGTTTTGTTCTACGGCAGGCATAGCAGCAGGTGCCTGATAAGTTTTTTCTAGTTTTTCTTGCACAGTCAGATTCCACTTACCACGACCAATTTTGTATTGTTCCAGACGCTTAGTGACAGTTTGATAGCTAGTGCCGTTCATTGCACACCAAGCACGAACGTCACCAGTGGTTACAGATTCTCCGTAGAGATTTTGAAGTGAGGTGACGACGTATTGAGTGGAGAGAGACATGAGTTTGTTTTGTTCACTCCGTTATTATAACGGAGGAATCGGTCCTAGTGACGGGTGGGTAGACAGGTTTCCGAAGTGTCACAGTCGGTTCATCGTCAAATGGTCTGGTGTACTCATGGTGAACAGTCTTGCCAGCATGAAGTCTACTCGTCATGTAATCAAATCCTGGCATTGGATTACAATCACCACAAGTAAAGATATCACACACAGCCATCTTTTTTTCTGGCCATGTGTGAATGCTAATGTGAGATTCCGCAAGAAGTGTTACTGCCGTAACTCCCTGAGGTTCAAACTGATGAGATACTGTATTTAAAAACGTAGCACCACACTGTCGTGATGTTTCGTATAACATATTCTCAATATAAATTCTATCATTTAAAAAATTTGGATCACAGTCGTAAAGTGTGAAAAGAACATGTTTCATTAGTTACACCCAATCTGGTTTTCTGGATTTGTCACGAAGATAATTAGATGCAACCCAAGGTTTGCTGCTAATGTAATTTTTGTAAGCAGTAAAAGTGTCAATGCTTGCGTCATATTTAAACTCATCAGGCATTGCCCTCACAAATGGCGTTGTATCTTTACCACTACGACCTTGTGGATCAGCAGTTGGTAGTATCTCTTTTGCTGCTAAGAGAGTATTGTGACAAGTATGTCTCTTACCATATCTATGCGTATATTCGTCGCATAATGCAAGACCATGAGCAAGTAACCATTGCCAGTTATTGACAAATGAGTTTGCCCATATTGTGCATGGGTGATTACGAAAAGCACCTTTTTCAGTTATGTATGCAGCACCATCTGCTTTGGGAAGAGTACCAAATCCATGACCCCATTTGTCAGAGCATACAATAGCAAGCATCTGACAAGTTTCCAGGGGCATTTTAACAATGTGTTTATCTGGTAATACAACTGCCGATTTATACGGACTTGGATCGGTGACAAATATATTCACGCGATCAGCTCCACGAACTCCGATAGAATTTTACGATTGAACTTGGATTTTGTCAAGGATTTTTTAAAAGCAGCACGGATCGTTGATTTCTTTGCACCCTCTTCAACCTCAAAAGATGCATCTTGATTCAGATTGTTAGAACTGATGCAGAAAAACTTAGCAAATGCTGGGATGTCAATTGCAGCTGCTTTATTGTTTTTGAAATCCGTAGAATATTTTTCATATTGCTGCCAGTCAAGTCTATGGAAAGTGTAATGTTTTACAAAACGATTGAACTCATTAGGTGAAGTAAGACGAATGCCAATGAAGTTTACCTGAGAAAAGTTGTCTTGAAGGTTTTTCAAAATAGAAGTTGTGTGACTTACCCAACTTTCAAATTTGTAAGTGGTGCGAAGTTTACGATCACGCAGAAACTCACTACCATCTTCACGCAAGCGAGCAGGACAAATTTCATTATCTTTGTTATAGGTGTAACGCTCAGTAGATTTAAGAAGAGGTTGTGCATCACCATCGGTCAAAATGATTGTTTGGATTTTCTGAGCGCCAGTTTCGTTTTTAAACTGTGGAATGATATCATGAAGAGATAGCAATGCTTCATTCAAAGGAGTTCCAGACAAACCATACTGATGAAGAATGTGACAGTATGCTCCAACATCGTTTGAAACGGAAGAAACCAAACGCCAGAAATTAATGCATTGACGTTCAAAATCTTTATTGCTGCCTTCACTTGTCAGAAATTCAAGCATACGAAATTCTTTATCAATCCAAAAACTATTGTTTACGGGTTTACTGGGATGAATACCATTTTCGTTATTCAAGCAGCAATAAGATGAAGTAAATCCATAAACACGGAAAGGAATATTTACTTTACGGCAGAACCAAACCAGATTCAAGAGTTGTTTTACGGTTGATCCCATAATATTACCCATCGATCCAGACCAATCCAAAACAAAAATCAATCCATGATTCTTTCCATCAGGGACAACTGAGACTTTCTTGAATAGATCCTCATTATATTTGTAAGTGTGAAGTTTAGTGCAATCCAAAATACCAGTGCGGCTAGTTGTAGCACGTGCATAAGAATCCGCAGATTTCTTACATTCAAACTCTTTCACAATGTAGTTGACCTCTTTCTGAGCAGAGTTCTTATATTCTTTGAAAAGAGAATCACACCGACCCAAAAATTCATCTTTCAACTCTTGCTCAACATAAACAGTCGCCCAATGTTTTTCTAGATCACTATTGATTTGTTCATTAGAGATAATGGTGTCTTCAAGATCAAATACAGGACGTTCGTAGTAATAGTAATCACGACTTTGGTGATTAATAAGATCTTGAAGTTTATCTTCCAGACTATCGGCAGTGTTTACATTAGGTTCATCAAATTGATCAGAACCCATGTTGCCATCAGTATCGTCATTATTGCTATCACCTTCATCAAAATCATCATCAGAATCAGTCCCATTGGAATCAAAATCACTGCCACTGGAACTAGAAGAAGAATTAGCACTGTTGCTCTCAGAGGACTGTTGTTCTTCCAGATCCTCTTGATTTTTTTGTTCAGATTTCGGAGAGTTGTTTTGTTTCTTGCAGTAGGCATAGAGAAGTTCAGCAGCAATCAAAGCATCTTCAAAAGTTTCAGCATCAGCAATCGCATTGATGATATCCATTTCTTCACCACGTTGAATTGGAATATCACTATACTTTCCAATCTTAAACCAAAGATTGGCACGGTCAGCAAGATTCATTTTATTCAGATCTTCATCTGCAATGGAAAAGAAATCCATTTCATGAAGTTCTTTGTAACCCTTGAAAAAAGTCTTGGCAAGTCCAGGAAAACGGCGTTTGATGAGTTTCTCAATGCGAGCATCCTCAGTCACATTGACAAACTGTTGAGGAACCTTAACATTCTCTGTCCAGTCTTCATTTGGAGTATAAAGGGCATGACCAACTTCATGTGCCACCAACATATCAAAGATGGCATCTGTTGCCTTTTCCCAAATCGGAAGCGTTAGAACTCTGGTATCGACATTGAACTGTGCCGTTTGAACTTTACGGTGTTCAACAATAAGATTTTCTTGTGCCAGCAGTTTAGCGACCGTGCCTTTGACTTCCAGGTTGATCATACTGTTTTCTCAGGTATGTACCCATAATACGACGAAGGATCGCCTTTTGGGCGATCCATGTGACGCTTCTTCAACTGTCTAAGGGACTCCCTTCGGGATCGAAGTCTCCCTTTACAGGTGCCTTTACCTTTCTTTTCCTTACCAGAGTTGTGTTTCCAGTTTGGGGTTGTCATTGGACTTTGTGCGAAAAACCTTTCACCTTCTCAAATTTTATCACGTCATCAAATTTGTCGAATAGACTATCTTTATGCGAAATAATGAAGATATTGGCATCGCTAATAACATATTTGATGATTTTCAAGAACTCATCTGTTCCAAGTCCATCAAGAGAACTATCAAACACTTCATCCATGATCAAAAGATTTGTGCTAACGGAGTTCTTGAATCTTGCAACTTCACGCCAAGTGAACAGCAGTGCAAGATCAATCCTCATCTTTTCACCTTCACTAAAAGAGGCATAAGAAAAGTTATCATGAATTGGAGATTGAATACTCTCGTTGAACTCTTCATCAAGATTAAAGTTGATGTAGAAATCCATCAGTTGTAAATAACGATTCACTTGTTGATTAATAAAGGGGAGATACTGTTTGATAATTTTAGTCTTGACTCCCCCATCCTTCAATAAGGAATATGCAAAATCGTGATTCTTAACTGATTCAGTTTTAGATGCTAACTCTTCATAAACCCCCTGTAAAGTTTCATTGAAGTCTTTTAACTTCTCATGCTCAGTATTTCTGTTTGCAAGTTGATCGGCAATTCTTTGAATTTCCGATTCCAGATCTCGGCATTGCCGTTGCAGTCCAGAAATCCGAACAGTGTTTTGAGAAACTTCATTAGTTAGGGAAACAACCTCCTGTGAGAGTTCAGTAAAGTGGGACTCTCTTGACTCCTCTTCTTGTATTTTGGATTCTAAATCGCACAAACCCTCATGCAACTTTTCTATTGAAGCATTGAGTGTCCCAATTCTATTTAATCTGAAAGATTCTTCAATATCTTGTGTGCAGGTAGGGCATACCGTATTCTCATAAAAGAATACAGTTTCTTCATTAATGGATTCTTTTTTTGTCTGAATCTGTGCTTTGAGTTGAGCATATTTAAATAGAGTCTTTCCAGCACCTTGAAACTCTTGCATTGAAGAATTGATTTCCTCAATCTTTTTGGAAAGATTGTCATTGGATTTCAAAAGATCAGTTGCTGTTTTTGCATGTTCTTTGATCTTTTCTTTTCTTTCATCAATATCACTTTTTCCTTGATTCTGAATTTTATCGATAAAATCTTTTTGCATTTTGATTTTATCTTTCAGAGAATCTTTTTTAAGTTCAAGAGTTCTTGACTCATCTCTAAGAGATCTGATTTTATCTTTAATCAACATGTTCATTGAAGAAAAGATCTTGATATCAAGAAGATCTTCAATCACCTCTCTACGATGTGCCAAAGGCAACTGCATGAAAGGAACAAAGGTGGAGCTACCCAAGATCACAATCTGAGTAAAAGACTTGAAGTTGAGTTTAAGAATATTTTGTTCCAGTTTCTTTTGCTGATCAACCGCAGATGCATCTTGATCTTGCAGTTCTCCATTCACCCAAATCTCAAACTTTGCTGGTTTAAGACCACGAACGATTTTATATTCCTTTCCCTTGATATCGAACTCAACTTCAACCAAACAATCTTTTTCGTTTACTGAGTTAATCAGTTGTGGTTTGTTAATTTTACGAAACGGTTTGTTGAACAATGAAAAAGTAAGGGCATCTAGAATGGTCGATTTACCAGATCCATTACTTCCAATAATAATTGTATTGCTATTTTTATTCAGTTCAACTTCTGTCCATTGATTGCCTGTGGAAAGAAAGTTCTGCCATCTAATAGTCTTAAACGTTATCATGAAATGGAGTTCGCGGGGGGATTACAATGTCATTCTTGGTTATAATAGCATATCTTGTCGAAGAAAACTCACATGCCTTAACCATCATTTGAGGATCTACTTCTATGACATGCATGAGAGGACAATCATCTTCCTCTAACATCATAGCATATCTCATAGCATCATCTTCTTCTTCAAAGAGGTAAAGCACACGTTCACCATCTTCATTTGCTACGGAGTATGCACCCTCGTCTTCTTTTCCTTTGATGGTAAGAACAAACATCAGATTACCTCACAAGCCTCCTGATAGATGTTTTTTATAATATCTTTGACCGCATTCTTATCTATATCAGTTTCAGATTCATCAAGATATCTACTCAGGATTGAAAGAGTATCTTCCGATTGTTGGATATCAAAATCTTCATTTTCAGCAATAGCAAAGTTTTCAACAATCTTCAAATCAGCAACACCAGAATCAAGAAGTTTATCTACAAACTTTTCAAACTTCTTTGGATCTGTTTTCTTACGGACAATGAGTTTTACAATTTTATCTTTATACTCTGCGGTATTAAATGTTTGATATGGAGTATCCTCATAATAGAGACGATAAAACATCCTGAAAGGATTATTGACAGGAGTTGTTTCAAGTGTCTCTGTATCAAAAATATGAAACCCTCTGGTTTCTTCTAGATCACTCCAATAAATCTCATATGGATTTCCAAGATAATTGATATTATCCTCTGTACTTCTGTGATGATAATGTCCAGAGAAAACTTTTTTAAATCTTGCATAAGGAGCTCGATCAGCACCATGATCCATTAAGTGCTGGCGATTAGCATAGAATCCTTGCAGTTCCAAGTGTCCCATGACAACAGGACATTCAGTTTTTTTAAGTGAATCGTAAGTTGAACTTTCATTTTCCTGATTGATCCAGGGAACCATTGCAATGTTCAGTCCACCAATTTCACACTCTTCATACTCAGGTATAACATATACATTATCATATTCTCGCAACAAAAGATCAACTGCATTGATACTATTGGTGTTTTTATAATAGGCAGTGTGGTTACCAACGATTGTGTAAACCTTAATGCCCATCTTTTGAAGTCTGTCATAATAGTTCTTCTTTGCCCATGAAAGTGCTGAGAAGTTAATACCAGTGCGATTATCAAAGGTATCACCCATATCTATGACTACGGTGATTTTCTCTTTCTCTAAGGTAGGGAAGAATACCTCATTATAGAACTCCAAAAAGAAGTCGTGAAACAGTTTAGAATTTTTACGAGCACCGAAGTGCTGATCTGTTATGATTGCGACTTTCACGAACGAAGTTTTGTGTGGACGTTATCTTTGATTTGATTATAGTCCGAATAGTTGCTGCTGTCAAGGGTATTGTTATCCACGAATACTTCATCGTATCCAGAGCGTTCAAGAATCTTGTTCTTGATTTCCATTTGCTTTTTCTCTCTTTGAATCCGTCTCAGAAAAGCGTAGTGAATAATCTGAGTGAAATATGCAAAGGGATTCTGTGATTTTTCTGGATTGAAGTTATTAATATATTGAATACAGTTCTCAATGCCATCACAAACCATGTCATCTTTGAACATGTAGTTGACAAAGTTTGGTTTATATGAAAGGTGTGTTGCAATCTTCAAAAAACATTCACCAAGATAGTTTGTGATTCTTGGTTTGTTCGGACTCTTCCAGGTTTTTAAGATTTCAAACTGCTCATCAGGACTCATACTAGCAAGATTAGGAATCTCTTTCTCAGCAGCTCTACGAACCTTGATTTTATACTCAATGATAGCAGCAAGAAAATCTTTATTGTTGACGTAATGTTCTGATCTCTTACGTGTTTTTGGCATATTAGTTATTAACATGTTTTATAACCATTATTATTAATAATATTATACCATATTTTAGGGGCTTGACAAGTCCTCAAAATACCACTAGAATAACTCTGTGGAGGTTCAAGAGAAATTATAGCTTATATAACTTCTCTAATACCTCTTTTGCTTCGATTACACTAGATATATATCCCATTTCACGATTAATTGAAGATCTGCTACTAGATGAATCGAAAGATGATTCTCTAACATATGAATTATAGACTTCAATTATTTCAATATTATCACTTTCGCTGATTGTAAGAACACGATTCATATCAATAATGAACATGTCATCAGATGAAGTTTTTATCCATGGTTCTACTTTATAACCAATGGTTCCCCATTTTTTCATCTTGACCTCTTCAAGTGTCACTGGATTAGAAAGAAGTAAAAGTGTTCTTTCATCTTCTTCGCATACAGAAACCTTTGCAAAGATTTCCTCACCAGAGATTAATTTTATTGATGCGTAAAAATCGTCTTCCATATTCATTTTAAGTTAACTGTGATGATTTCATAATTGAAGTTCTCCTCGTTGTAGATTTTGATACGTTCAATTAAATGATTCAATGTGTAGTTTTTTCTTTGATTATGTGTACAATCATCAGCAATGTCATAGAGAACAGCTTTTACTTTGTTGTTCCCCTTTCTAAGAATTCGTCCAATGCTTTGAAGGTTTCTGATTCGGGATTTACTAGGTGAGGCAAAGATAACATTATGGAGATTTTTAATATTGATACCAGTAGAGAAAGTTCCATAAGAGGCAACGATGATAGCGTTTGATTCTCTTTCTGTGATTTCCCTAACTAGTTCACGCTCCTGAGCATCTACTCCACCATGCACGAAGAAAACCTTTCGATTTTCATCTGCTTTTTTGTTATTTATTTCCTCGTAAAGGACCTGACCGTGAGATTCAACTCTTGAATAAAGAACAAGAGTATTTCCTTTTAGATCTAATGTCAGATTTGTGATAAACTTATTTCGTTGTTGATGTCCAATAATGTATTGAACCTCATCTTCAAAGTTCTCAAACTTTTGTGGTGGATGTTTGAGTAGGATACAGTTGATATCTAACTTAGAAAGATATCCTTTCTGCATTAACTCCTCTGTACGGATGATCTTGTATGATGGTCCAAACAGTCCCTCTAAGACCCATTTATGCGTCTGTGTGCCGTCTAATGTCCCTGTGAACCCAAATCTATGTTTAGCAGTATGTAACTTCGTCATGATCTGTATAAGAGACTTAGATTTGAAAAGATGAGCTTCATCTCCAATCACAACATCAAATCTCTCAAACCACTTCCTATCAAGTTTATAGATAGATTGCCACGTAGTAATCACAATTGGCCGATTATCCGTCTTTTCGCGCCCAGAGTAGATGCGGTGACAATACTCCTCTGCCTCCCAGCCATAATCCTCAAAGTCCTTATACATCTGCTCTACCAGAGATGTCGTTGGAACAACTACCAGGGTATTTTTGTTGTGCTCTGTATAATATCTGGCGAGAGAATAAATCATCAAAGATTTGCCAGATGCAGTTGGACTTATCAATAATCTTCTATTGTGTCTTAGAGCATCGTATACTCCCTCTATTTGGTATTCACGTGGTTCGTGAACGGAAATAGATTTCATATAATCTTTTACACCCTCCTTTGAGATAGACTCATTGATTTCAAAAGGAGTTCCAAAAAACTTGTTATCAACAAACTTATATTCGTATCCGTAGCGTTTGCAAAATGATATAAGTTTGTCTAAAAGACCAACGTAGATTTCACCTGTTGCCGTAGAGAAAAGGCGAATCTTTCCATCCCAGTATTTGTTTCGATACTGAGGCATAAATTTTGCACCAGGAACATCAAATGTAAACTCCTCAGATAGTTCCTGGTAGACATGAGGTTCTGCTTTTATTTTAAGATATACTTCGTTCTTTTTTTCAATACTGAGTTCAACCATAACCTGCTACGAATTTTTGCCACTCGATAGCATTCTTGATTTGATAAGTGCGATTACTTATTTGTTTTAGAATGCTCTCAATATAATTTAGTTGAGTTTCGTAGTAGTCGATTTTGAGATTGACATTCATCAACTTTTCATCAGCATCCAGATACTTTTGCATTGTATCTTTGTCACGAATCTTCTTTGGAAATGGATTCTCAATGTAAACTTCTGGATCTGCTTTTCCAGAAAAATATTCGTATCGTTCATGACGAATATTTTTTCTCTGTTGCTCTGCTTTCTTTCTTAGCAACAAAGTATTGTTAAACATTTCATGATATTTCGCATGAAGTGCAGGTATCTTTAATGATTCGTCGTGAAGATTATCTTTATCAATCTGTGAGTCTTTCTCCCACATACTTTGTATATCATCAAGATTCATAAAGGATTGCCAGCCAAGTCAGTGATAGTATATACAGTATACTTGAAAGTACACTCTGCTGTAAAGTAATCAACGTCTGTTGGGGTAGCATCAAAATCCAAAGTTGTCAAGGATATCGGGAACATTCCTTTGAACTTCACAAGAAACTGTGGATTCATTGTGCTATTTAAAACTTCTAACGTAGCATCGGAATATAAAAGTTCTTCCGATTTGTTAAATTCTCTATTGTATAGTTCTGCATACTCGGTGTATTCCGAATATATCTCTGCCAAACTTTCTGGGAAACCAAGACCTCTCATCCAGTTTTGAATCTGCATGTAGTTTTTAAGATCTTCATCGACCAGAAATCTTAGGTTGAAATCTGAAAACTGTAACTTTTCACCTGGTCTTGGAATATCATTCAAATAGTTTGGTTGAGTTGCAACACCAAGATCAATACCAGGAATCTGTGCTGTATTAGAAAAGAAACTTACTTTGGGGCAGCGTTGCAAAGTGAAATTAAAACCTGTTGGTGCCAGGTAATTCCTATTTTGTATTTGCTTATCGTATATTGAACGTGCCATGAGTTATTTTCTATGAAATGCTTCTGGTTCTGTTTCGTGTATCCAATCTTTGAGGTTTCTTACGTAATCTCTTAATTTTTCTGCCTGTTTTTCGTGGAAGGGATCATTTGTATCAAGATATAATTCTGTGTGGAGATCTACTCCATCAAGGCACCTCTTTATGATAGGGTTCCACGGTTCCCTAAAAGAGGTATTCCATTCACGTGGCATACAAGGTCACGATCACCTCATATAAGTAACATATTATTTAGATAAAAAAAGGGACCCTTTCGGGTCCCTCGCACCTCCTTCACACAAAGGATATTTATATCACATCAAGTTAGTGACTTTGACGCGACGATAGTAGCGGTTCTGGTTGGCAAGGAGTCTGCCAAGACCCTGATCAGTGCCCTCAGCAAATGGGTTAGCAACAAGACCGTAACGGGTCTTAAAGCCAATCTTAGGCTGGAAGTTGTTCTCACCAACGGCACGAACCATTTGGAGAGGAACATATGGGCAGTAGAAGATACCAGCGTCATAAGGTGAAGAACCCTTATAACCTACAACGTAGTACTGGTTAGCAGCAACGTTAGCAGCATATGGGTCAATGTAGACGCGATACTTACCATTGATAGTACCAGCAAAGGTGTT